TACATCTACTGCAATCATCAACCACGTTGAACATTTCCTGAGTAGCTATACAAGCAGAACAGGTTGAATAGTTGGGTCTCACCTTGCAGATTTTCATCTCGCCTACCTCCAAACCTTTCCAGTTCTTTTATCCTTCAATACAACTCGTCCCTCGATATGGAAATCCGCCAATTCGCAAAGTGAAAACAGGGTATTCAGTAACTGATGAAATCTCATGTCATCCTTGTCCTGTTCCTGCTCCACGTTCTTAATCGCATTGTAAGCGGTCGGATCATTGTAACCCTCTGCATTTTTTCTGTCGTCCTTAGCTGTCATCTCTACCTCCCCATCTCATAGAATCGTCCATCCACATTGCAGCATTCATAACAGACAGAACTATATATCCGCCGAAAATAAGAATAGCTGTCAGAACGATAATTCCTAAAATTAAATATTCCATTTACTTGCCCTCCACTTCTTCTAATCGCACACCGCCGTACACCCATAGATCCTCTTTGAGCTTGTCTATATCCAACTCATCGTTTTGCCACTTTTCATAATATTCGAGAACATACTCTGTAAACTCTGGAATCCGCTTTGCATATGACTTCGGCCAATAATGATCCATCAGCACTTCAAGCGGCAGAGTAAGCAGAAGAATCATCGCCTGATTGATAGCATCATTCGTAGCCTCCTGCTTAACTCTATCCAGTTCACCAGATATCTTTTCTCGAACCAGGGCATCTAACTGAGCTCTTGTCAGATTGTATGTAGCGGTCTTAGCTTTCTCCTCACACTTCTGTGCTCTTCTCCTTTCAGCCCGGCCCATACCGCCGCCTCCTTAATCCATAATGCAGTTTTCTCTCGATACAAAGAGCAAAATACCCACCATCAAGGCAAATAAAAAGAACGTTGCATCCCACTCAATCGGGATTGTCAACGCTCCAAGTACGATAAATATAATTCCGTATATCTTATTCTTAATCAAGTCTCTTCTCAACATTGCGCTTCTCCTCTTTTGATTTTGCGATACCAGCTGCTACATCATCCATTTTCATTGTGGCTCCGGCTTCTCTGAACCGTCCGTATGCTCTTGCTGTAGCACAGTGTTCGATACACTTCATAACCCTGTCGATCAATGCGTACAAGCATACGTAGCCGATAAGAAACATGATAATAATCTGAATAACTGTAAAATGCATAAATTTAATCCTCCTCATCCGTAACATAAACGACGACGGTATTCTCAATATTTTCATCGTTTTCAATACCTGTGACTGTCATATTCAGAATTTCTTCTGATAAGCTTCCGACCATAAAATCATTTCTGAGTAAACAGATTTCCTCATCCTGGTCTTTTATGATTTGAGCATCATTCCACTGAATAAGTGGCAGAATATCTCGTACTTTAACCATTACTATCACCCCCAATATTTTTATATTCCGTATAAACATGATTTTGGCAGTAATATAGATTGTAGTCATTCTGCTCTATATACCACCACAACTTTTTATGACCGGCTTTCAAATAGTCATGGCAGTAGTATGTTTCTCGATAATGATTATCCACCATTTGACGAAAACTTAATTCGTCGATATCCTCCGAATTGGCGCAGAACACAGCGATACGATTTATCATATCTTCGGTAAAATCCTCGGTAACTACAAATACAATTCTGACGATAGAACAGTTTTCACGTTTAATGCTATATATTTGCTCTAAACTATGTAAGTGATAAACAACCCTGTCAAAATGACTATAAGATACTCCTTGAACGGCGTGTAAGCTAGTATGCAATTCCGTATTCACATGAGCTGCATCTACGATTTCAAAGAATTTCTCGTACCAATCTTTGTGTTGCTCATACTTCCATAGAGGATCTCCTCCGCCAGATAAAGAGACCCAATTACAACGGTTTTTCACAATTTCCGAAAACAGATTATTCAACCCATGAATTGTAGTTTTGGGAATATTCAGATGATTATTCTTAACGATGCAATACGGGCAGGAATAATGGCAACCAAAATTTGTTATCACACTGAGGTATTTATCGTTCATCTTTTACCTCCAGTAATCAACTCCGAATACGGAAGCTCTTCAATCCATTTGCAGAAGTTCCGCCACTCGTCCAGTTTGTGATCCTTACGGGATTTATAGATGTTTGCCAGAACTTCATAATTCATCATGACATTTCTGGTCTGGTTATAACTACTTGGAAGGAGCTGGATCATCTGCCACCAGATTTCTTTATCGTTTTTTCCGTAACATTTTTGGTTACCGTTTTCATATGATAATATTCCGCCATTCAAATATACGTCCCTAAACACATTTAAAGCATCTATAGTCTCTTTTAATACATCTGTAGACTGCCTGATATGAATATGCTCGCAACTGAAATCATCCATCGTGAATTCCTTAGCCTGGATTTTATGCATGGTACTACAGCTGTTAGCAACTGTGCCAACCTTATAAGTATCAAATTCCTTCCACCAATATAAAGGTGCTGTGATTCGTACGTACACCGGCAGCATTCTCATAAACTTTCTATGGTCTGTTCCAGCGTTGGATAATCGCTGCATGAGTGAGTGATCATTTTCTCCTAAACAGTAGTCGTTTTTATGTTCACATTCCATACAAAACGCCCCATCTTGTCTACAGGTACGGCTATCGCTCTTCTCCCATGAGTTCATCGGGTTTCTCATGCCTTCAATAATAAATTTCATCTGTTCCGGACTAGCCAGAACCACATGCTCTAATTTAATCATTTTTATTCTCCTTTCAGAATATCCAGACCCCCACCAATCTGGATTATTATGCTCCTGTGTTCAGCATATCCCACTTTTTAATTACTCTTCCTTCTCGTAAGGAATCTGAATCACATCTCCGCCAGGAACTGTAACGGACTGCATAAGCTGACCGGTTTCTTCATCGAAGTAAATGTTATCCATTGCGTGATCCCACTCTTCGAACTGCTCAGCAATGTTTCTGCCTTTCTCTTTTCGCATGTTAATAAGTTCGTCATGAACCACACGTCTCCAGGATCTTGCAATTTCCATACGGCTCTGAGCAAGGATGTTGTACAGTCCATTCTCAGTCACAAAGTTGACGGAACGTCTCTGACCTGCTACTACCAAAGGTAGTTTCAGCTTTTCGTCCTCTTCACACATTTCGAGCATTCTCCACTCGTTGCCGCTACTGTAGCCGATAGCGTGGCTAATATCTTTTGCCTTAAACAGCGGAGCGTCCAGGTCTCCGTATACATTAAGGCGTTTCCCTCCAAATGAAATACTTCCGGCAATTTTAATCTCTTTACTCATCTCTGTTTGTTCCTTTCTCTTTGTAATTTAACATCCATAGCTTTCTGCAACTCTTCTGGTGTAATATTAAAAATGGACTTAAGGAATTCCAGGCAAATATAAGCATCTGCCATCTCTTCCAAAAGTCCAATTCTATTATCATACCCTCGAATCTGTTTACTGATTGCTTGCGTAAGTTCTGCGAATTCCTCCATAGCAATCGTACACTTTAATTTCCACGGCTGACTCTCAACGCTTCTTCTGATAATTCTTCGCCGCTCTTTATCCGACAACTCGATATTACTTTTCATGCACTGGATAAATCTATTTCGATCCATTGGCTGCCTCCATCCGCGCTTTAGCAGCTTCTTTACGCTCCTTATACTCGGCTTCATCAATTTCAGCAAAGCCTTTCGGAGCTTCTTTGAAATATCTGTTGATTGCCACCTTTTCCATAGACGGAGTGATTACGTACAGAATTCCAACGGTATCATAATCACCTTTCGCCGGATCTACAAGAAAATCCTCCGTATAAATCTTAAAAGCTCTATCAGCCGGCATATACGGCATAGTGATTGGATACAGTTCATCCATAACAGTATCAATCAGTCCACTGTGATATGGAGCATCCGGACAGTTGATGTTCACGCCATGATAGCGATCAACATCTCTGTACTTAACCGTGCCATCAGCATACACGTACTTAAACAAGGAAGACATGCGTTTGCACTGATAGTTACGCTCTTCTCCCTTCAGACCACTCATATCAGAAATATCACTCCATACCTCGTCAGTATCCTCAATTGGAAGAAGTGGCTTGTTGTTGATCAGACGGTTCAGAATAGCCTTAGTCAGACCAATACTGAAACCAGAATGACCGTCCTCACACAGAGAGCCAAAGGCCTTCAATGCGCTCTCATAGCAAGCACAACCGTAATCCCATTCTCCGTCTTTCCGGTCCGGTTTTTCTCTACGACACGCAATAGCTACTTCATTTTCAGCCCAGCGTTCGAGATTTGATCTCTCGCGGCAAGAACCGATAGAGCGATTTCTGTCATCTATGTACTCATTTGCAAATATCTTTCTGCAATTTCCACCAAATGCTTCCACGATTTCCGGAAGGTTATCATTTACAGCATCGAAGATCAGTCCGTACTTTTTACACCACTCTACGGCATCTTGGGTCTGCTCTTCATTTCTGGATGTCCAGAGAATCAGCTTTTCTCCGTTAGTCTGTCTCTTTTTCAGATACTCGATGAGCTCCTCGTTTGGCATACCGATCTCCGGCCACTTGTTCTCGCATAAAGTTCCGTCAAAATCTACTGCAATAATGTTCTGTTTCATTTATTTTCTCCTTTCAGTTTTCAATCCATTCGTTATCGATATAGTAAAAACCAAATACGCATAGTCCGATAACAATTATCCAAATCACCCAGAATAACCATAGTTCCCAATCGCTTTCCAAATAATCAACAGTTTCTTCAATGGTGCTGTTTTCATAAAATGAAGAATTATCAGATATGGTTTTATCCCGTAATTCAGTAAATATGGTTCCTATATATTCCGTATCAACTCCATAATATTTATGCCGGACATGACTTGATTCTTTTATAGTGTCAATATGTTCAGTACGTGGGAACTCTACCTTGTTCGATGGGAAGATGTGTCCTAAAAATGTAATTTCCGAACATCTTTGTTCTTCGCTTCCTGCATAGTCCCAAGACCAATAAGTTTCAGTTCTGGTATGTGTCTTTCCTTTAGAATCGGTTGTAGTGACTGTTCGTGTATGCATATTGTAATGTTCCTCTATTTTTTCTATATACATATACTCCCCGTTAATTTCTGGATATGAAACAGTATCAACAGCCTTCAAATCTCCATAAACGAACGCATAACCGACGTTGGTTCTCATCCCATATTCAAACAGATCAGAGCTTTCGATTTTAATAGCTTTATTGTACTTTTCGTTCCGATCCAGAATATAGTTTGAAATTCTCCCAGAAATCACAAAACCAATAAGAAGCATCATTGCGATTATGGATATACTTGCCAGAATCTCACGCTTAGTAATTTCAAAATCTCCAAAATCAAAGCCTCTATTTTTCATGACATCAATCTCCAAATAAATTTTGAGGCGCATCTACAGGAGCACCATAATCAAGGTACTGATACTGCTGCGTTTCATATCCCAAAATATTTAAAAAGAATCGAGTAGGAAATTTTCTAACATA